ATCTTGACGTTGTTGATACCGATTGGCGACGACGTGTCGTGCGCGAACTCAAGCAGACCGCCGCCGTAGACATTGGAGTTGTCAGCAGTGATCGTCACGTTCAGGATGTTGACGTTGCGGATCCGCCCCGCAGCGACGTTGAGCTCCAGGCCGCCGCAGTAGCAGCCAATGAACTCCAGGTCCGACATGTTCACGCCGTCGCAGTTGTAGTCCGGCAGCGTTGAGCCCCCGCCCTTGGTGTACTCGCGCAAGAAGATTGGATACCCTCCGACTCCCGGCTGGCCATTGCCAAAGCTCCTCACGCCGTTGATGCTGGCGTTCGAAAGGTTCAGGAGGTACATGCCCCGGAAATTGATGTTGTTGCCGCTGCCGGCGCCCTGCATTGAAATGTCGTCAGCGAACAGGCCGTCGATGTGCAGCAGTTCCATCGCGTGGTGATAGCCGTACGTCTTGATACCACGCAAAGTGACGTTCTTGTACTTGACGCCGCCCATAGGTATCAGGTCGTCAGTTTGGAATTCAATCAAGCTGTAGCCATATTGGCCACTGAGGTCGCGCAGAACAATGTTCGAGGCAGCAGTGTCGAAATACACCGGTACGCCGCTGCTCGATGCGCCGCCGCTACCGGTCTGGGCGCCAATGAACTTGATGCCGGCCACCGTGACGTTCGTGCAGTTGCGGAAGCGAAACCAGACTTGGCCGAGCTTGTTGGTGCAAGTGAACGTCGCGCCATAGCCCTGGATCGTGACGTTGCTAAGCCCGAAGAAGTCAATGCTGCTGCCCTCGGCCGCGTTGTAGGCGCCAAGCTGCGTACCGTCGAGCGTGTAGTTGCCGGGCGGCACCGTGAAATTGATGTTGCCGCCGAGCGTCTTCGCATAGTCCGCGAGCTTCTTCAGGGCTGCGACGTTCGCTGCGCCCGTGGCAGCCGTCGATAGGCCGGCGTCAGCCGCGGTGAGGTTCTCGATGTTCTTGTCGTGCTGGGTGCGGTCGACGGCGCCGGTAAAGGGCTGCTTGACGCCGATGCCTGCGTCTCCTTTGGCGACATCGGAGGTGTTGGCGATGTTGGCGGCCAAGTCGGCAGCACTGCCACTCACTGGCGCAACAAGCGACACGCGGCCGTCAGAGTCAAACCCTAGCAGCAAGTTGGCGCGAGAGGCGGCAGCCGGGAGAGTTGAGCCAGAAGTGTCAGATGGCGAGAAAACCAACGCGCGGCCGGCAATCTCCAGGAGCTGCTGCGACAGCATCATCAGCCGATCGAAGTCGCGCCCCACAGTCTCGGCGGGGAAGTCCTCGCCGTCCACATAGTCGCTCGACTGCAGGGGCTCCACGTCGCGCAGGATGGTGACGTATCCGCCAGAGGCGTAGGCTGTCGTCGTTGTGACGGTGCCGGTTGATCCGCCACCGCCGGTCACCGTGTAGCCGACGTTCAACGTCAGCTCGGACTCGTTGCCGTCAGAATCGGTGTAGATGACCTGAAGGTCTTCGTCCCGAAGAAAGGGGAATAGCACAGACCAAGGGCCCGTGGTCCCGTTGGTTCCGTACTGTGCTCGGGAGACGGTGGTTTCGACGGTCATGCGCGCGGCCCTTTAAGACGGCGGCATGGTCTAGGTTGGAACAGCGAACGTTTTTCCCTATGAGCCCGCTGCGCTGGGTGCAATCAGCCACTGCTGACCGTTCTTCTCGGCGTCGCGCTGCATGCGGCGCAGATAACCCGGGCTGAGCAAGTCCTGGATTTGGTACAGCACCATGTAGTTCAGCACCGGCCGGACATAAAAAAGGTTCATGAACGGGGTGTTGTTCAACACCTCGCCGAACGCGCGGGCCGACACGTCGTCGCCGGCCAAAGCCTTGTGGTACAGATCGACGATGCGTCCGGCGCTGCTGATGACCGGGCCGGCCAGGCTCTCGACGGTGCCGGATCCCATGCGATTGGCCGCGCCGAACAGGAAGTCTCCGTAGACACCGGCACCGCCGCCCTGCACCATGGCCGCCAGCATGACCTTGAGCGCTTGGCCGTCCTCGGTCGGGTCGCGTGGCGTCTTGCCCTTCGCCACATCCTTCAGCGACATGGAGGCGTAGCCCAGCAGCGTCGACATGGCGATGATGCGGGCTAGGCCCTGGAACTCGCCATTCCCGTTGCGCAGCGCGCCGATGAGGCTGTCGCCCTCGTACCCGCGCCCGTAGACCTCGCGGCCGAGGATGCGCTGGGTGTAGGCCCCGGTGAAGCTCTTGAACTGCATGGCGAAGCGCATGAACTCGCCGGTCCAGGTGCCGGGCCGCGTGCCCTGCAGCACGATGGCGCGCGTCTTCTGGTCAGGCTCAAGGGCCAAAGTCGACGTCTGGTCGACGTAGTAGGTGCGCAGTTTGTCCTCGATCTCGCGGCGAGCCCTGGCGATCTCGCCCTCGGTGGCGCTGGCGCCAGCAAACTCGCGCAACGCCTTCTCGTCGACCGTGCGCAGCGCCTCGGGCACGATGTAGGCCTTTCCGTCGACGTGCTGTTCGGCCGTTTGGCGGATGACGTTCCACTCGGCCTCGCCAATGCCGTAGAGGCTGAGCACACGTTGGTACTCGCCGCCGATCTCGCCGAAGGTCTTGCCGGCCTGCAGCGCCATGTGATGCGACATGCCGAAGGCGGCCGACGTGCGCATGCGGCTTGTCCACCACTGCGATCCGTTCCACTTCATGAAGGTGGACATGACGCGGGACATTGAGCCGGCCTCGTTGAACGACCCGACCCGGCCAAGCTCGCCGGCCATGTTGTCCAGCACCACGCCCAGCGATGCGGCCAGCTCGCGGCGCTCCGGTGCGCTGAGGTCGCGGCCCAGTCCGCCGACGGCTTCGGCCATGCCGGAGAAGAAGCCGCGGCCCTGGTAGCGCGCGCCGGAGCCGTAAACCGCCACGTCGTTGAGCTGTGACAGCAGCATGCCGCCCAGCTTGGACAGCGATTCCCAGCTGCGCACGTTGGCCGAGCGCCGTGCCCACATGGCATTCCCGGCGATGTTCATCGAACCGTCGACCGCCGACAGGTAGCGGTCCAGCTTCCCTCCGGCCTCCGACAGCTTGGTCGCGGCCTCGACGTTGCCGGCGTCCTTGGCCGACAGCATCAGGTCGTCCTTGATGGCGTTGACCATCGCGGCCGGGTTCGTGCCCAGCATCTGCATGATGCCGGTGGACTGCGCGCTGCGCTCCAGCCCCTGTAGCACGCTTTCGCGCAGGTTGCCGCTACCGAACTGCTGGTTGTAGTCAAACCAGTCGTCGGCGCTCTTGAAGATGACCGAGCGCGACTGCGACAGCTTCTTCGCGATGTTGGCAGGGCCCTTGAAGCCGCTGGCCACGTCGTCCGGCGCAGCCTTGAGGTGGTTGCCGCTGGCCAGGTTCGTCCACAGCCCGCGCAGCATGTCGTCGGGGTCGGCGGCGCCGCTGAGCGCCTGCATCTGCGGGAGGTCAAAAGTCTGGCGCGCAACATCGGCCCAGGCCTTGAAGTCGGCCTCAGTGCCGCCGCCTCGCACTTTCTCGGGTACATGGCTCTGACGGGTGATGTAGTCGTCTCGCTGGCCGATCCATGCGCCAGCCCGGTTGGCATCAAGGCGCGTGACCTCTTGCCACTTGCCCACGATGCGCGCGATCTCGACCGCCTCGGCAGGCACGCCGGACAGGTCGGCGCCGTCGCGGCGGATCAGGTACAGCGCCTTGGCGACATCGCGATCCATGGCGCCCGAGGCAAACAGCGCGCCGTGGCCGCTGGCCTCCAGGTCGTGCGTGAAGCCGGCGAAGTACTGCGCCTTCAGCGACTCCTGCACCGAGGCGACCGACAGCCGGGCGCCCTGCTTCGCGCGCTGCGTGCCCACCAGCATCGACTCGATGCCCAGTGCGACGTTGTTGCCGAAGTGCTGCTGCACCCAGCCCACGCGCTCCAGGCGCTTGGCCGCGTTCATGGCGGCGTTGCGCTTCTCGACGAAGGCGGCCATCTCGATCTGTTCGGCCACCTCCTGCCCGGCCTTGAGGCGGGCGTCTGGCTCGCTCAGACCGTCGCGGATCATGACGTAGCGGGTCCGCGCCGTGATCGCGTCCTCCAGCGCGTCCAGCTCAGTCGCCGACAGCGGCGAGCCCTCGGCCTCGTTGACCTTCTCGAAACAGCTGCTCATGTCCTGATCCCACAGATGGCGGCAATGCGCGACACCTCGCCGATGGCTGCCGCGCGCTTTACCTCGTCGTCGAAGGCCGACAGGTTGGCGATGCGGTCCAGCGCCTCGCGCGGGATGCCGTTGGCTTCCAGATTGCGCACCAGGTCGTCCAGGCGCTGCACGTCGGCGGCCAGTTCCTTCTCGATCTCGGCGGCGCCCTCGCGCTGCTTGACCGTCGCGGCCTCGGAGGCCTCGCGGCTGCCCAGCGCGGCGGCGTCGGGCTCGCGCTGCGCGCGCGCGGCCTGCGCAACCTGCTGCGGCGTGGTGCGGTTGCCGATCAGGCCCGGGTCGCTGCGCACAAGCGCCTCGACGGCAGGCATGCGTCCTGCGGCGAAGTCGGCCAGCGCGACGCGCATCGCAGCCTCGCGGGTCTCGGGCTGGGCCATGCCGATGACGAAGGCGGCGGGCGGCTCGGTGGTGCCGTTGATGGCGCGCGCGATGTCGGCGGCGCCGGTGATGCTCTCGGCCTCGGTCTTGACGCGGTCGGAAAAGCGTTCGGGCACCTCGCCTCGGTCCAGCGCGGCCAGCTGCTGCTCGGCCTGCGCCGCCTTGGCGTTGCTGTCGACGCTGGCTTGCAGTCGTTGCTGCGTGGCGTTGGCGTCGGTGAGCTCGTCGCCGATCTGCTTGCGAGCAGCGGCTTCGGCCTCCTTGCGCGACAGGCCCTGGCCCTGAAACTCCTTGGCGCGGCGCTTGAACTCGGGTTCGCTCTGGAGCGTCTTCAGCTGCTGCTGCAGGTCGACAAGCTGCGCCTTCGTCTCGGCGATGACGCGGGGCTCGGCGCGCTGCCCGGCCTCGGCCAGCAACTCGGCGCGGAAGGTATCGCGCAGCTTCTCGCCGGCCGTGGCCGCAGCGCGCTCCGGCGTCATCTCGTACAGGCGCGCAAACGGAGCGTCTGCGATGGCTGCCAGGGGCTGGCGCTCGGCCGGTTGCAGGACGCGCTGCTCGACGGCTGCTACCGGCACCGTGTCGGATGGCTCCGTCAGGCCGGCAGCACGACGCTGCGCCGGTGTGAAGCCCGAGGCATCGAGCCGGCCGGCCTCGAAGTCCAGCACCTGGCGCACTTCCTTTGTGCCCAGCCCGGCGAAGCGCGCGTAAGGGTTGCCGCCGCCCAGGTGGTCGCCGATGGCGCCGCCAACCGCGTGCATGCCCCCGCCCAGCGCGGTGCCGAACGCCATGTTCACGAGGCTGTCGGTCAGGCTGTAGTCGTCCTGCATGGCCGTGCGCAGGCCGTAGGTCGGGGCCTCCAGGGCGGCCGCGCCGACGAAGCCCTCGGCGGCACCGATGGCGCCACGGGTCGCCGCCTTGGCCAGGCCTGCCTCTCCGGCGCGAGCCAGCATGCTCGCCACACGCGCCTCGCGCACGACCGGCACGAAGGCGGACGCCACGTTCAGAGGGTCAGCCAGACCGGCCAGCAGCATCGCACCGCCGCGCACCGTCGTGCCAACCCATGAGTACGGAGTGGCGGCGTCGATCTCACGCAGCAGCGCCTGGTTGCGCTGGCGCTTGATGAGGATGTCGACCGCCGACTGCGTGTAGCCGCCGGCCGGCGCGGTGTGCTTGATGCCGGCGCCTTGAAACGCAAGGTTCGCCGCCTCCTGCGTCAGGCGCGGGCCCTGGTTGGCCTGCTGGAGCTCGGCGTAGTCGGCGATGACGGACGAAGCGTTGCCGGTGATGGCTGACCCGACCGCGCCGGCAAAGGACAAGCGCGCGCTCGGCTGGATCTCGCCACGGCCGGCGAGGACGCCCGGGTCAGTGTTGACGAAGTACGGCATCAGCGGCGCGGGTTGAGCTCTTGTTGCCGACGGCGCATCCACTCGGTGGTGCCCTCGCCGGTGTTGTCGACGACCGTGGCCGACTTGGCGCGCGTTGTGAGGTCGGCCCAGGTCAAGGTGACCGGCGCGCCGTTCTTGCCGTGCACGGCATAGACGCCACCATCTGCGCCGCGCATCCGCAGCTCCAGCCCGCTCTCGTCGCTGTTGGTGATCCACATCGACCGGGCGCGCAGCACGTCGTCGGTGAGCTTCTGCGGTGCCTGGCCGGCGAACACGACAGCCTCGCCACCCTTCACCAGCGTCTCAATTGCGGCCTCGGCCCCGAGCCGGACCTGCTTCAGGTCGTATTGCGTCGGCACGCGGTAGGTGTCGCCCCACTGGTAGCGGTGGCCCATGGTCTCGGTGTAGGCCTGGCGCGCGGCTTCCTTAGCCGAGCGGCCCTGCGACATGTAAAGCGTCGCCAGCTTCTCGGCTCCCTCCATGACCCTCACCAGCGTGGTGTTGCCAGAGGCGCCTTGCGCCGTGAACGTGCGCTGCGCCTCGTCGAAGCTGGAGCGCAGCTGCTCGTTTAGGTCTTTCAGGTCGCCGGGCGGGACAAGGCCCTTCAGCTCGTCCGGCTTCATCGCCGAGACCTGCGCCATTCGCGAGCGGCTGGCGTCGTTGGGCATGTTGGGGATGATCAACGCCGCCGTGGGCAGCTTGTTGTCGGCGGCGAGCTGTCCATAGACCTTGGGCCAGTACTTGCCCCACTGCTGCTCCAGCTGTGTGACCAGCGTGGCCGCGTTGGCGCCGCCGATCTGCTGGTCGTGGAACATGTCGCTGATGGCGTTGGCCTGGGCGTTGGTCAGCAGCTTGGCGCCGCGCATCTTGTTGCCGGTCTGGTCGTCGCGGATGACGTCGACCCCGAGGCGCAGCTGCTCGGCCTCGGAAGTGCGGGCGAAGAAGTCGACCACGGCCACCTTGTCGGCGGCTGGCTGCTTGGGGTCGTTCAGCACCTGCTGCATGACCTGCGCGGCCTGCTGCACGCGCGGCGAGGTGGCGAGCACATAGGCGGCCGGGTCGCTGGCGATCTGCTTCTCCACCAGCGCCTTGGCCTGCTTCACCGCGTCGAACATCTGCGCGTTGCCGGCGAAGCCAGCGCCGGCGGTCGGCTGCTGCGAGGCAAGGATCTGCTCGCGCTCGGCCGCGCTGCTGGTGCGCATCTGCTGGATGGCGCCGCCGATCTGCAGATAGTTGCCTACCTCCTGCTGCCACATGGCCGGGCCGCTGGCGCCGTGCAAGCGCGTGTATTCCTCAACCGTGGGCGCCACACCGGCAGGCGGGGCAACGCCGGACATGACCATGGCCTGCACGTCCTTCGTGCGGCTGACCACGTCAAAGCGCCCTTCGGCAGCGCGCCGGCTCAATTCGGTGCGGGCCAGGTGCAGCGTCGAGCGCAGGGCCTCAGGCGACAGGTTGGAGAGGATGGGGTCATTCTTGACCGCTGCTGCAGCCTTCTCCGGGTCGCCGCCGCCGGCACGGTCCAGCAGTTGCTGCGGCGCAGACTCTGCCAGTGAGGTTGCAGCGCCAGCGGCCAGCGACTCGCGTGACTTCATAGCCAGATCTTGGCGCGCCGCTTCAGGGATGGTCAACGTGTTCGCCAGCGCCAGCCGGCGGGCCAGCGCTGCATTGAACTGGCTCGGGTCGGCGTAGACCAGCCGGCGGTCGTCGTCCAGGCCGCTACTGAAGTCGGTGGCTACCTGCTGCTGGCGGGCTACCGTCTCGGCCTGATAGACCTTCGCGTGTAGCCCTGCGCGCAGTTGAGCGGCCTGCCGGGCCAGCAGCGGCTTAGCGGTCTCGGAAGCCTGTGCGTCTTCCTCCTTGGCCCAGCCGTCGAACTCCTTGAGCAACGTATCAGTGGCACCGGCTAAGCCGGGCCCGTCCTGGAGCTGTTTCAGCCGCTCCTGCGCGCGCATCGAAAGGCGGCTCTCAGCATTGATGGTCTGCACCGCTGCCTCGTCGTGCGCTAGGCGCTGAGCCTGCTGCTCGTTGTACTGGCGCAGGCGCTCCATCGAGTTGGCGGCCGAGTCGATTCCTCGGGACAGCCATGACACGTCGACACCCGACGGCATTGCCGGCCGCACTGTGCCGGTCGCAGCTTGGGACGCAAAGAATTGCCTAAAATTTGGCATCAGATATTCCTGGTCTCAACAGGTGCCGGCGGGCCTATGCGCGGCGCTCCAAAGTAGGTGCCGGCAGCTTCTGATAGCGACCCGAAGGCGCTCATCCAGCCAGTACGTCGCGAACTTTTTGCGCGCGACAGAAGACTCGTTTGCTCGTTGTCAAAACTCAACGCGCGAAGGTCGTTCTCGTAGCGCTGCGTCAGTACATCAAGCTCAAGCTGCCCGGCGCTTTTGCCCTGAAGTTCAAGCAGCGATCCGCTTGAAGGGTCAAAACCTGATTGCGCCGCTGCTGCGCGCTGCTGGCCAAGCCTGACAGCTTTCAGCCGTCGCTGCGTGTCCTCGTTGGCGGCAGACTGTTGCCGGGTTGCGCGCGCGTTTGCAGCGGCGCCGTTGGCTGCAGCGTCTGCCTCAGCGCCCGCTATCTGGCCCTGGGCGATGCTTCCGACAAACTTGGTCGCCGCCGACGCGACCATAATTGCTGATGCCATCTCTCACCCTTGCGTATAGCCAGGCGGCGCGACCGTCTGGCAGGTAACCCCGCATCGGCTGTGGCGTCTCGCATTGAAAGCCCAGCAGTTGCGCCCAACGGCAGCCGGCGTCAAAACCTTCCGCCACCGCCATCTCAATGCGGCGGCATGGTGTGGCGGCAAGCCGCGAACGGATTTCCCTTGTCACTGCCAAGAGGTGAGGGCCGGCGTCGGCCGAAAGCAGCGCCCATGCATAGGCACGGCCCTCCCAGACATCCACCAGGCCAGCGCACGCAATAGGGCGTCCACCCACCAGCGCGGTCCAGCTATTGCCAAAGTCACTTTGCAGTGCATCCGCGTTGATCTCGTCCAACTGCGCCGCCTGGGGTTGAAAGCCGACCAGATCGCCGGGCATGAATGGCCTGACGTCGATCACAACTCGTTCTGAAACGGGTTTCCGCCGCGGCCTCCACCGCCACTAGGCGGGCGCGCAATCGGCGCCGTGGCTGAGATGGCTGGTCGCATCCGGTCGCGGGTGATTTTGAGCGCGCCACCAGCGCCGCGAAACGGGCTGGCCTGCGGGCCGATGGCAGGCCGACCCTGGCCGCCCAGCACCAGCCGGCCGGCGCTCTCGTTGTCGCCCAGCAGCCGGCTCATCGGCCCTCCGACACCAAAGCCTGCGGCATGATGGCCACGACGGTAAGCGGCATCGGCCGGTCCTTCTTGATGACGACGTCCAGCGTCTTCTCGTAGTCGCCGTCCCACTCCATCTCGATGTCACCGGTAAATGGCGGCGGCGGGCTGCCCATCGGCACACTGGTGTTGCGGTACTTCATCTCGCGCAGATTGGTCACGCTGTCGCCGGCCACGCCGCCGAGCGAATGGTCGACGCGGATGGTCATGACGTTGACACGCTTGGTCTTGCCCTGGGAGGTGCCGGAGCCGCTGCCGCCTTCCATGCTCATGGGCTGCAGGATGCCTTCGCAAGGCAGGCCGACCTGCACTTTGGAGTAGGCCCGCTGCAGCTCGATCTGGCCGCCGGTGACGACGCGGTCAGGGTGGCGGGCACCTTCTACCAGCACCCACACGGTTTGACCTTCGAGGTAGCCCAGGCCGGTGATGGTGGTGACAGGTGCGCCGTCGTAGGTCGCGAGCATGTCCGAGTAGCACCAGTCAGCCTGATCCATCAGGTCGGTTTCATCCTGCTCCTCGCCCAGGTAGGCGATGTAGCGGCGGGTAGTGCCGTTGATCGTGTAGCGCGCAATCAGCCACAGGTCATCACGCGAGCCGTCAGGCGCCGGGATGGTCTCGACGCACTCAACAGAGGCGCCGGTCATCGGGTGGCGGTGCCATGCAACGACGTCGTGCTCACGGTCGAAGGTGCAGCCGACAAGCTTGCCGTCCGAGCGCACCGCCCACACGATCGACCACGGCTCCTGTTGAAAGGCCATGTCGACGATGCCGGGCTTTGGGATGTGGTGTGCGTACTTCGTGATGTCCGGGCTCTCGAAGCCGTCCTCTTCGAAACGGAAGGCCATGGCGCGCACCTTGCGGTTTGCCTTCTGCACGAACAGCGTGTCGGAGCCCACGCGCTGCGGCTGCACGCGGTTGCTGCCGTACTTGCTCTGACGCTGGGCTTTGCAGTTCTCTGGGCCGAACGGGTCGGAGGTTGTGGCCTCGACGATGGCCCACTCGTCGCCCGCGGTGCCAACCAGCAGCACGTCACCCGGCGACATCCAGCGGATCGCGTTGACGCCATCGCTGGACAGCGTGCGTTCAAATCCAGAGTCGGCCGTCGTCACGCCGTTGATCTCGGTCACGAAGTTCTCGAAGTCGGCGGAGACGCTGAACCAGACAGTGGCGTCGCGAGAGAACACCAAGCGCTCCCGGAAGAACGTCACCGTGGTTGGGTAGCCGTCCGTGCTGTTCCAGGCCTGCAGCGCCCAGCGCGTGGTCGGGTTTCCGGAACCGACCGCGCCGGCCGGGATCTGCGAGATGACGGTGGCCGTGACGTGCGTTGTGTCCGTGAAGGCCGTGATCTTGGCCCAGCCGTAGCCGGCATCCTGGAAGGCCCACTGCACCGCGCCGTCGCCGTCGTAGGCCGCGCCGACCGTGTGCGTCGGCTTGACGCTGCCCGTCGTGGCCGTGTTCAGCGCCAGGTAGTTCTTGCCATCGCTGCGCCGCAGATCGCCAGCGGTCACGCTCTTGGCCGCCTCCCACTGCTCAGCGTCGCGCACGTCCTTCTCGTCAAGGCGGATGTACTGGCCCACCATGGCCGCCGTGAAGGTGGCGGCGCTGGCGATCAACGTCACGCTGCCGGTCGTCGCGCTCGCGTAGATCGTCGTTGCGGTGATGTTCTGCGCCTTGAAAGGCGGAGGCGCGAAGTCCACCTCGGCCAGCGTCCAGTTCGTGGGCGCCAGGCGCGATAGCTTGTAGGGCGGGTGGCTGGCGTGCACCAGGTAGACCACATCACCGGTCTGCACGTAGCGCAGCGCGCAGGAGCCGTCGGCATTGGTCAGTTCGGCGGCCGTGTAGGGCGAGGCGATCTCGTAGGGGATGCCAGCCGACAATACCTGGCCACGGTTGAAGAGGAACCGCACGTAGCCGTCGCCGAACTCCAGCATGTAGCTCTCTTCGACGCTGAACTCGAAGCGCACCAGCCACGTCCTATCGGCGCTGTCTTTGACCTCGACGACAAAGGGAGTACCCGGCCGCGTGATGGCCGGCCCCTGCACCAGAGGCAGGAAGTTCTCCATGCGCTTGCAACCGTTGGTGTACTTGGCCACGTCAACCCGGCCCGCGATGTACGGGGACAGCTCGCCGCCGTTGAAGGCAGTGACGATCGGATTGAACTTCACAGGTTCTCCAGCAGCGCGCGAGTCCAGCTGCTGGGCGGGACTTGGCGCGGCGGCTGTTCAATGGCGTTGACGCGGCGAGCGTCGCGCAGAGCCTGCTTACGTTCGTCCCAGGCCTGCTGGCGTTTGGACAGGTTCTGCGTGATGCGCTCGCAGATCTCAGCGGCCAGGCGGCACGCAAAGGCCTCGACAAACAGTGCGGGATAGAGGCCGGGCGTGGTCACGCGGCGGATGTAGCGGATGTTCAACGGCGAACCTTGGTCGGTCGCGATGACCGTGCCCGCATCGCTGCCCTCGATCTGAAACAGCGCGCCGTTGTCGGAGTCGTAGAACGTGTAGTTCTCACCCACCTCCACCATGGCGAGGTAGTCTGCTGGCAGCGGGTACTGATAGCTCCAGCCGAACACCGGCGCCGTGCTGCTGGCAGGGAGCTGGACGCGCTTGATCGCAAACGTCCAGGGCTGGGCGGCCAGTTCGGCCTCCAGCTTGACGTTGTAGATCGCGCTCAGCACCCGCGCGGACTCAGCGTCGTCCAGCAGGCTGACGATGCGCGCCGCGCCGGCCTTGGTCAGCGCCTGGTTGCAGATTTCGACTTGAGAGGCCATTGGTGGTGCACCGGCA